ATGGCGAAAATCATTACGCCGCTGTCGGCAAATCAGGTTAAAAATGCGAAGCCGCGCGATAAGCTGTATAAGTTGTCGGACGGGGGCGGGTTGGCTTTGTGGATCTACCCGACGGGCGGGCGGAGTTGGAAGCTGTCGTTTGTGCAGGATGGAAGGCAGCAGACAATTTCGCTGGGGCGGTATCCTGATTTTTCGCTGGCCGATGCGCGGGAATGGCGGGAGGAGGTGCGCCGAAAACGGGCGCACGGGGAAAATGTCGTCAATAAGAAGGTGCGGGCGGATTTTGCTTTTGAGAAGGTGGCGCGTGATTGGTTTGTGCGTTGGTCGAAGGGTCGGTCTGAAAAGTATGCCGGACAGGTTATGCGGAATTTTGAACGGTGGGTTTTTCCGGCTATCGGCAATCTTGATATTCGTCAAGTCAGGACGGCGGATGTGGTCGGCTGTCTGCGTGTGATGGAGGCGCGCGGTATCGTTGATACGTTGCGCAAAACGAAAAACAGTCTGAAGATGGTGTTTGCGTTTGCGGTCGGTTCGGGAATGATGGAAATCAACACTGTCGCGCAAATCGGTTCGGGTGTGTTTGAACGGGCAAAAACGGGGAATATGGCGGCGTTAAGTCCGTCTGAATTGCCGCGTCTGATTGATTTTTTGGAGCAGCGCAATGAATTTGCGGTTTATGCGGGCAGGGTGCGTATCCATCCTGTAACGCGGCTTTGTATCTATTGGCTGCTGTTGACAATGACGCGGATTCAGGAGGCGGCGTTGATGGAGTGGTCGGAGTTTTGGACGGGGAGGTTTGGCGTATCCCCGCCGAACGGAAAAAGGAGCGGCGGGGGCATGATGTGCCGCTGTCGCGGGCGATGCAGTGGGTGTTGGATCAGGCGCGGGCGTTGAATGTGAACGGGCGGTTTGTGTTTGAAAGTGTGAATTTTCAAGGGCATATCAATAAGGAAAGTCCGCGCGTGGCGATGCAGCGGGCGGGGCTGGATACGACGGCGCACGGTTTGCGCTTGCTTGCGCGTACTTATTTGCGCGAGGTTCTGAAGGTGGATAATGATGTGGCGGAAAAGCTGCTTGCCCATTCGTTGGGGACGAGGACGCAAACGGCTTACAACCGCTCGGAGCTTTGGGAGGAGCGTAAGGATGCGCTGGAACGGTGGGGGAATGATGTTTTGAGGCTTGCCAAAAACGGAAAATGATTTTTTTGTGTGTGTGTTTGTATTATGCGGAAACGCAAATAAAAAACCGTTTCCGCATTTTTATTGGAAGGCTTTTTTGCAACCGCTTTACACAAAGGCGGTTTTTTGTGTAAGAACTGCTATAATAGCAGCCTGTCATCGTCAGGAGCGGCTAATGCCTTTAAAATTCCAACCAAGGGAACGTTCGGTTATCATGTGCGACTTTCGCGGTTATGAAGAATCGGAAATGGTCAAGAAACGCCCTGTCGTCGTCATAGCGCGAAACAGGCACAACGGCAAACTGGTAACGGTCGTACCCTTAAGCAGCACAGAACCTGTCCCTTTGGCGGACTACCACCACAAAATGAGTGGAAACCCCTTACCGGACAAGCCGCACATCCAATGTTGGGCAAAATGCGACATGACGGCAACAGTCGGATTGGCACGATTAGACCGATACAAACCCAAAGGGCGCGACCGCTGCATTCCAATAATCAGTGAAGAGGATTTTCAGGCGATTAAAACAGCCGTTGCCAAGGCATTCAAACTGTACTAGAATAAAACCGTTTCCTTAAAGGGGCTTGCAAGACTGTTCTGAAATATGGGCAGCCGCGCACGGGCGACAGGCGATGACAAGCCGTCCGTGCGTGTGATGGGGCGCGGAATGCGCCCCTTGTCGTATCTGCAAACGCCTACAAATCCCCAATCAGCCTTTCAATCAAGGCTGTTTTGGACAAACCCGCCTTTGCCGCCTCCTGTTCCAGTTTGGCTATCGTTGTGTCCGCCTTAACGGGCGATTTAAGAACCGCTTTACACGAAGGCGGTTTTTTTGTATAGTCCGGTTCACGAGGTACAGAATCTTGAAAATAGTCAAGCAATGCCGTATATTCCGACGCAAGGATTTATTTTCAACATCAGCTTAAGGGGATGACAATGGGACATATTTATTCGGAAAGCCGTGATTTCCGCCTTTCAGACGGCTGGGACGGCAATGACTGACAACCTAATACAGATAGCAACGCCGATATTGACTGTTATCGGCGTTTTTGTTGCCGCTTACGGCATCATGAGGAATACAGAAAACGCCAAAAAGCGCGCCACCATCGACATGATCATGGCCGAACGTAACAATGCCGCCCTTCAAGAAGCCATAACCATAGTAAACGGGCTGGCAAAAACAGACGGATGCATACTCGCCACCTATACATCGGATACCCCGGACAAGAAGAAAGACCGTGAAGCCATACTGACAGTTTTAAACCAGCGCGAATTTGTCTGTGCGGGCGTATTAGGCGGAGCACTGCACGAGAAAATGTATAAAGATTTCGAATACTCCATGCTGTTACGTGACTGGGACAACCTAAGCAGCTTCATTTTTGAAATACGCCGTATCAGGAGCGCACCGACGGCCTTTCAAGAATTTGAAGCCGTAGCCCGAAAATGGAAGAAAAAGCCTCTGAAAACCAAATAGCTTAATAGCTTAACATCCGCCGCAACATAGGCCGTCTGAAATTCAGACGGCCTTTCAGTTTGCCGCCTACGGTTTTTTGGGAAACCCCTTGCATGTGCAGGGGTTTTGTTTTATATTCCTGTTCGTGGCGTCAGAAACCACACTACAGCGGCAATCACTCCGTCAATGTGATTTTTTCATGTCTATAGTTTTCTTTCCTTGTTGTTTGTTTCGATAGCAGGAAGTTTCTATGACCGCGTGGGCGACGAATACAAGACCCGAAAGGGGAATAAGTCCGCCCTCCTATGTGGGTTCTTAACCGCGCGTCCGCCCATTTGGGCTAATTCTCTTGACACATTTCCATAACTCTATATAATATTTCCCACGGTGCTTGAAAACACCTGACAAACAGCGTATATCCAACACGATAGAGTGGAGTTTTTTACGTCTATACGTATCAAATCGATTTACTCCTATGTGGGGGTGCGCCTACCCGTAAGGCTGGCGGCGCGTCTGTTTGCGTGTTTTCAACACCCCTGCGCCCAATTTGGGCATTCCTAAATCCTACATGCTGTTGAAGACCGCGACCCTATCCGCCACATGGCGGCTTTTTTATGCTTGCAGAAAATAGAAAGATTGGATATATTACGAAACACGAGGCGTCGAAAACCTCTACTAGAACGGCATTCACCCCGTCAGCGTGAATTTTTTACGTCCATAAGTTTTCTTGTTTGGTTGTTTGTTTCGATATATCCGAACTAGTTTCCTATGGTCGGGAGGGTGCGGAATACAATACCCGCAAGGGGAATAACGCCGGCCTTTTCTAGTAGGTTTTCGAACCTCCCGACCACCCATTTGGGTCTTTCGAAACTAAACTAGGAAACTATCATGAACGTATCTGTTCTCAATTTTGGTAACACCCCTGTATCTTTCCGTCAAGACGGTTTTTTAAATGCAACCGCCATTGCATCTCACTTTGGCAAGTTACCTAAAGACTACCTAAAAAGTGAACAAACTCAACAATATATCTCTGCACTTGCTGAGAATTTAAGCGTTAGGAGAAAAATCCTAACGGAAGCAAATCAAATAGTTATCGTGAAGCGTGGTGGCAGTGAGCAAGGCACATGGCTGCATCCCAAACTCGCTATTCACTTTGCCCGTTGGCTTAATCCGAAATTTGCGGTTTGGTGCGATGAGCAGATTGAAATTTTACTTAACGGCAAAATTTCAGACGGCATAAAAACAGTTACCCCCAAACCCACCCGCGCCCTTCCGGACGGCTTGACCGGCGAACAAATCGAAGCCGTCAAAAAACTGCACAACGCCCTGACCAAATCCGCACCCAAAGAAGCGCAGGCGCGTATCGCCATTACCCTTTGGTCTGCCGTCAAAAGCAAGTTCGGATGCAGCTACAAAGAAGTACCTGCCGAACAGTTCCCCGAAGTTTTAAGCGTGATGAGCCGCGTGGCAGTTGAAAACGGCGTGCTGTACGGCGAAGTCCTCGACCGCGAACCGTTACCCGCACCGCAACCTGCCCTGCCCATCAGCGGCAACGCCCTGTACGACCTCGCCGTTGCCGTCAGATACGGCGCGTGGGCCATCCAAATGGGCAGAGACGTTTCCCTGCCGCTGAAGCAGCTCGGCTGCAAACAGGCGGTAACGATGTGGACGGTCTGGGCGGAAACACGCAGCCGCCTCAAAGCCGCCGCAAACGCCCTCGAAGCCTTAAACGCACACGCCGACGCGGAACACGCGGCAAAAATCCGCCCGATGCTGCCCGAAATCCGCAACCTGTCGTCGGTTTGATGCAGTAGGGAATACAAAAGCCGTCTGAATGTGAAAACGCCCTAATCGGGCGTTTTTTATTGCTGTAACCCCAGGGCTTCCAAAACTTCGCGGGTGTCCCATACGGGGGATGTGAGTGGGGTTTTCAGACGGCACGGTATCCGTCCGTCTTTTTCCATACGCAGCAGTGTCGAGTTTGAAATGGGGCGGTTGCGGCAGGTTGCGTAGGCAATCAGTTCGCGGATGGTCGGGCGGTCTATCCTTGCGCCCAGTTCGTTGATGTTCATTTTTTTACTCTCCTGTAATGACTCGGTTTCGGGAAGCGGCGTAATACGGCATCGGCGGCCGTGATGAAAAGCCATACCGCCAATGCCTCAGCGCCGGAAAATGACAGCGCGATGATGATTTTTAATAGGGTGTCCATCAGGCTTTCCTTTTTTCTCTAGTTTCGTACTCATAAATGAACATCGGGAACGCCTGCCCGCTTCTGACAAGATTTAAATCCGGTATCTGATCGGTAATCAGACAAGAAAACCGCCCGTCCCCGCCGTTTCCCGTCGAACAGCAAATCACAAGGTTGCCGCCAAATGGAATCGTATCTTGATTCGTGTTCATCTTTACTGCTCCGGCAAATACGTTTTAAAAATCAAATCTTCAAGTCGGCGGTAAACCTTCCCGGTCTGCACCAATGACTCGGTTTCGGGAAGCGCGGCCAAAAGCTTCCGCATATGACCGGCAATCGCCTGTAACACAAGCTGCTCGCCGCGCGTTTTGTTGTGTTTGGCAACCATCGCCGCCAGCCCGTAAACCGCCAAGTCCATCATTGCCTCCACGCTGTCGGCTTCAGCGGAATGCAAGAGATTAATCTCTATGTCATTCTTGATGTTCTCGTTTTCTTCCTGAAAGTTCATTTTTCCAGCTCCGGCACTTCCGCGTCGCCGTGTATCCATCGGTAGTCTTTCAATTCTTCGGCTTCGCGTTGTCTGATTTCGGCGTCGATTTGGGCGTTCAACCCGTCAATCTCTGCCTGTTTGTCGGCGACGGCTAAGCGCATAGCGGTCAGGCTGTTTTCAGCCTTGACTTGCACTGCGGCTTCTGATTGCGGTTGGCAGGCGTAGATGCCGGCGGCTACGACTGCGAGTAAGGCGGTGCGGATCAAGTATTTCATTTTGATTCCTCGTTATTGGGGGTAACGGCTTAATATCAGGCAGCGTTTTTGAGGTTGTCTTTTGCCAGACAGATGAGCGCCTTTCTGACGGCGGCAAAGGGGGTTTTGTACTCTGGCTCTATGCCGACAAGCAGCTCCCCGTCTGTGTTGATGATGTCGCATCCGTAGCGTTCGGTGGGGTAGCCGTAGTCGTTTTTCCCCTGTTCTGCGGTTACGCGGATGTCGATGGAGTATTCTTCTGTGATGGTCATTTTGGGGTCTTTCGGAGTTGGGTTTTTGTGGAGATCGTCTGAAGGTTCACAATTTCAGACGACCTTTTTTTTTAGGTCGATTATGCCGAAATAGATGTCGATTTCAGGGAAGGCTTTTTGTACGGCTTCGGAAATGTCTTTTGCCGCTTGTTCGATTACAGCATCGATTTGCTGCAATTCGTACCACAGGACGAGTGCGCCGCTGTTTTTGTCGATGCGGAATTTCAACAGGGCTTCAACAAAGTAGGATGCACCGCCTTGATGCGGGGTGAACTCGATGCCGAAACGTTCAAACATTTTGAGGTTTTTCTCTGTTTGCCCTGAGTCTTCGGATTGGAAGGTAAAGTTGATTCTGCCGTCCTGTTCACGATAGCCTTGTTTGAAGGTGGTTTTTTCGGTGTACTCGAGATTGAGCGCGAAATCCAATACTTCGGCGGCGGTCGGGTAAACGGAATTTTCGTTACCGGGATTTTTGGATACGATGTTGCGGGCATTGTTGGTCAGGAAATGGGAAAACTCCATCTGATTCATGCGGTGCGCATTGTTGTTCAGCCAGTTGGATGCCGATGTAGTGTGTTGCGGGGTGTATACGGCATAAAAATCGAGCCAGCCCGGAGCTTGTTGCGTATGGCCATTGATGACGGCGGTGACATCAATACGCCCTGATTTGAAATCGGCATCAATGTAGATTTGTGTGCCGTCCTGTTTGTGTTTTTGTACAAACTTAATAAGACTGGCGGTATCGTGCATGAGGAATTTGCCGCACTTGCGGTACGGGTTTTGCATCAATTCGGGGTGTGATTTGTATCTCCAGCCACCGTCTTGGTCTGGTGTGAATACAAGCGGAGTATTGTTCGGTGCAAACTCAAAAAAGGTTTTTGAGCTGCTTGTAAGGCGGTTTTAATCATGTTTTCTTGGGTTTCCATTTTAGATTTCCTTTTGGGTTTGAGTTAGTTGGATCTGACCATTTTCAACGTGCTTGACGTATTGGGAACTTGTTTGAGTTTCAATTTTCCTTGTGCCGGATCGTCGGCTTGGATGTTGCCGTCAGGTGTAGCAAAGACGATGCCGCCTTCGCGTTTTTCTTTGGGTAGTTTGGTTGCTACATCGTGGCTGATTTTTACCGTTCCGCTTTGGATGTTTTGGGGTTGGATTTTGAGCTTGACAGTAATTTCTGACTGTTTACCGTGAGCAAGGCAGGCGCGCACCGCTTCACTCATGGCTTCGCCTAATTCACGGTCTAACCAGCCGCTATTTACGGTCGGTATTTGCTTGGAGGCAGGAACAAATTTCTTTTCTTGGGTTTCCATTTTTGATTTTCCTTTAAAGAGGGGTTAGTTAGGTTGCCGGTATCACGGGATGACAATACCGAGGAGGTTATTTAATTTTGAGAATTTCCAAAGATTCCACGGTGGAGCGGGCTATTCCAAACTCGTTAAGTGCGGCAAAGCCGGCTGCTGGTATGGTGGATGCTCCGTAATTGATTTTTGGAATAAAATTTTCGTTCAGGGCGACGGCGGTTCTTGCGAGATTTAGCAAAGCGTCGAAATTTTCTTTAGGGATGGTGATGGTTTCCATGTCGTTACTCCATGTGGCTGTTGTTTGTTTCGATGGGTGTATTTAAACATAGCGTTTAATAATATGCAACAATCTGTTTAAGATTTTTGTTTAAGATTTATAAACATTTTGATTATTAAAAGAATTTATTTTTGAGATTTCGCAGGCGCAAAAAAACCGCCTATTAAGGCGGCTTTGTCGGTTTTGTGTTGTTTTCAGGTTCGGCGGGGCATGAAAAAAGCCCGCATAATGCGGGCGGGTTGTTTAATCTGTGGGGCCGTATGCCACATCAACTATCAGCTTCGTTTTCCTTAGGTGTTGGTTGATAGCATAAATTTCGTGCCATGCCTTGCTTAGATAATACTGCCGAAGCATCGGGATTTTAGATAGCCGGTGTGGCATTGGGATATTTCGTGCGCACCATAGCCGCAACAGAGTGTCTTCGTCATCGATTTGGATATGTTTTAAGATTAAGCCGCTTGAACCGACGGGCAATAGATACCTTGCGTCAGGGTTGGCAAAATGCTTACCGGAACCATCAAAGTCATACAATACATTTGGCTTGAGGTCTTTGTAGTTCTCTTTTCTGCGCGGCGCAGATACTTCGCCAAGCCACTCAAAGCACAGGGTTGCTGTTCTGTGATGCAGCTCGTGAACCTTCAACTCTCCTTGTACGCCAAGGAAATTCATACCGGCATCGTACTCACCAGGCCACCAAGGGGAATCAAAACGCCTATTTTTGACAATCTTGAAAGCCCTATCAATATTATCTCGTCGTAATAGCAACATTTTTCAATCCAGCACGCTCCACCAAAATACCCTGCCGATAACGGTCAGGCTGTCCAAGGGGGCGTTTTCGTCGCCATAGAAACCGCTGTTGTGGCTGCGTATCAGAACGCTGTTGCCGGGCTGCCGTATCAGGTACTTCACGCGGAACATACCGTCCTGGGCGAAGGCGTAGATTTTGCCGTCGCGTATGGCGGTTTCGCCCGTATCTACGGCAATTGCCGCGTCTTCTGCGATTTTTTCCTCCATACTGTCGCCGGTCAGGGTGCAGCAAAACACGTTGTCGGGATTGATGCCTTTGCGTTTAAGCGTGGATTTGCCGAACGGCAGGCGGTAGCCGTTGTAATCGGGGATTTCATACGTGCCTACTCCGCCTTTGAAGCAGCTCTCTTTGAGGTAGGGGACGAAAACATAATCATCGTCGGGCAGCGGGTCGTTGCTGCTCCACGTCATCGGGCGGTGGATGTCTTTGACTTCGTGGGGTAGGTCGGGGTCAATAAGGACGGGCGCGGTTCGGCTGCCTTCACCTGTTCTCAGCCATGTTTCAGATACACCGAATGCTTTTGCTACTTCAGGCAGCGCCTTTGCCGCTATGCCACGACTTTCCCAGTTTTTCAAAGCCTGTTGGCTGATATTCAGACGCTCTGCTATGTCAGCCGGCTTTAAAACTCCCTGCTCTTTGGCTATCTCAAAAAGTCTGTCAGTTGTCTCGTGCATTGTCATTTTTAATCCTATTCGCGGTTGGCTTAATTATTCTCCCATATTTAAACAAAATGTTGTTACACAAGACTTGATTTTTATCTAAACATAGTGTTTAATATTAGCATTAGATTTAAACATTTGGTTTATTTATGGATAAAAGAGTCAATGAAGACAAACGCCTGTTGCAATCAATCGGCAGTTACGCGGAAGTTGGTCGAATAACAGGGAATAGCCCTCAATGCGTTTTCAATTGGACGAAGCGCGGGATACCTGCACGAATAAAACTTAAGTATCCCGACCTGTTTTTGAACTCAAAGAAACCAGACGACCAACCCAAATAAAAAAAGCCTGTCGTGGAAAACTCGCTGTGGGCTGGGGAAGCCGCATTGATGACGATAATTTTTAATATTGGAGTTCTCGATGAATCGAACAAAAACGTGTAAGGAGTGCGGAGAGATTAAGCCGATAACGGCGTTTCCGAAAAACGGCTTTGACAGAAAAACCGGGCTGCAAAAATACGCGCCCCGATGCCGCCGATGCCACAACGTCTATCAGCAAGATTTGCTGTACAAGCGCCGTGAAAAAGAATTTGAGCAAAAGCAGGCAGTCATGGCGGCATTGATGGACGCCGAGCGCGAAAAAGAGGAGGCAGCTAAGGCGCGAAGCATCGCACAAAGCCTCGTGTTGGCGAAAGCAGCCTGTCCGATACTGCACATCGGCTTGTGGACTGAGCCGTTATTTATCCCTCAAGGGATGTTACAGATTTAATTACCCTGTACTGATTAATCGCGCAATCAGTGTTTAGCCCGCCCTCTCCAGAGTGATTCTTGTGTGCGTGGGTGGGTATTTTTTACGCCTAAAAAACGTAAAGGATGACTGAAAATGAATAAAAAATATGCAACAAAAGCCGAAATTAATGCCGCCGCGCATGACCGGTGGCGTGAGGTTTTAGAAGCGTGCGGCATACCGTCCGAAATTTTAGATAAAAAACATCACCCCTGTCCGTCATGCGGCGGCTCCGACCGATTCAGGTTTACGGACGGTAGCGGTTCAAGTCGCGGGAGTGGTGTTTGGATTTGCAATCAATGCAAGCCGGAAGGCGGCAGTCCGTTTGATTTGTTGATGGATGTTTGCGGGTATAGTTTTAACGAGGCTAGAGACAAAGTTGCCTCCTTGCTTGGGTTGGCGCATGGGGATTTGGTAGATAAGGCTCCGAAGCTGTTACCTCCTCCTGCTCCAGTAAAGGAGGAGGAGCGTGATTTGTGGAAGCCAATCGTTCCTGTGCCTGAATATGCGCTGAATTCTATGAGCTTTGGGAATGGATTTAGAAAATCAGACGACCTGATTTTTAAATCTGTTTTCCGCGATAGCTCCAGCGCGGTTTTGGGCGGTGTTGCCCGATTTAGAAAATCAGACGGCGGAAAAATCGATCTGCCTTATACGTTTTGCGAGCATAAGAAAACAGGCGAAAAGATGTGGCGTTGGCGTTGTTGGGATAACCCGCGCCCATTGTACGGTCTTGATTCTTTGGCTGCTGACCCATCATTACCGGTTTTGGTTGTTGAGGGGGAGAAATGTAAGAACGCGGCAGATGCTCAGGGTTATAACTATGCCGTCCTGACGTGGCATGGTGGTTGTAATAACTGGGATAAGTCGGATTGGTCGGCGGTCGTTGATCGTGATGTCGTCTTGTGGCCTGATTGCGATTCGCTGCGCCAAAAGCTAACAAAGAAAGAGCGCGATGATGGTGTTGACCCTGAATCCAAACCGTTTCTGCCGCGCAATGAGCAGGGCGGAATGAAGGCGATGCTTGGTATTGCTGAGGTACTGACAAAGCAGAATTGCCGTGTTTGGTTGGTCAATATTCCTTCTCCAGGGATATGGCCTCATGGTTTCGATATTGCCGATGCGATTGCAGACGGCGGGCGCATCTGCGACCCTTCCGAAGTGTTGAGCTGGATGGGCGCGGCGGATTGGTTGGTTGAGTATGTGCCGGAAGCGGAAATGCCGTCTGAAAACTCTCCCGCACCCATTCAAGATATGGAGCCGGAATCTGAGCAGTTGCATGAATCTCTCGAAGCAACAGGCAACCAAGGGGGTGCGGGGGATGTGGATGACGAATATTTGGCCAAATTGCAAAAGCTGAAATCAGAATTTGGGCTGGTTGAAGGTAAAGACCACGGCGTGAACAGAAAAACAGGGGTTACATATACCCGAAAGGCAATGACTGTTCATTTCGGCAAAGACGTTGTCGATGCTTGGTATGAATGGGGCCGTGCGCCGGTGCTGACTATGTACGAAATCAACCGTCTGAAAAAAGACTACGCATTGATTCAGGCGGTAAAAGATGATGACACGCAAGATATGATGGAGCGTTTCATTTATCTTGATGGTTCGGCATCGATTTGGGACAACAAACTATGGCGCGTTGTCCCTGAAAAGGCGGCTCGTCTGTCGATGACGCCTGATGGTTTTAAAATTTGGGTCAATAGCCCGAGCCGAATTGTAAAACGGTTCGACCGATTGGTCTTTGAGCCTGGTCGGGTGTTGTCTGACGACTATATCAACATCTTCCGAGGCATGCCGATTGAACCGAAATTCCCGATTCCCAAAGAGGATATGCCCGAAACAAACTACGAATTGTATAGATTATTCCCTGAAATCAAGCCGATTCTGAATTTGATTAATCACTTATGTAATGGGGATTACCAACAGGTCGAATACATTTTGAATTGGCTGGCTTATCCGTTACAAAACGTAGGCGCGAAGATGACGACCGCCGTTGTCATGCACGGTCATATACACGGTGCGGGTAAATCTTTCTTTTTCGAGGAAATCGTGAAGCCGATGTACGGCGAATACGGCGCAACATATGGTCAAGAGGACTTGGAAAGCAACTATACGGCAAACCGATCAGGCAAAATGTTCGGTATTTTTGAAGAGGTTTACACAAATCAGCAAAAATACAATAAAACAGGCAGCCAAAAACATATGATTACCGGCAAGACGATGCGCGTCGAGCGGAAATTCCAGGATGCTTACGAAGAAGCAAACCATATGAATTGTGTGTTTTTGAGTAATGAATCTCATCCTTTCAAAATTGAGGAAAACGACCGGCGTTATTTCGTTGTATGGCCTGAGAAAAAGTTGGACAAAAAATTGCGCGATGAAGTTTTAGACTGTATCGGCAACGATGGTGTCCGTTTGTTTTACAGTTTCCTGCTGTGTTGGAATTTTTATCTGACTTACGGGCAACAGGGAGCAGAAAACGAAAAAGGATACGAGGTAATCAAACTGGAAGAGCCTGTAAGATTCGATCCAAACACGCCGCCGCCGATGACTGCCGCGAAACAAAACGTCATTTCCTATGGCCGATATGCTTGGCAAACCTTTTATTCGGAGTGGGCTGGCGGTGGTATTAAAGACCTGCCGTTTTGCTGTTGCATTACAGACGACCTTTGGTTGGTTTACAAAGAGTGGTGCAGGCAAAACGGCGAGCGGGAAACTGGTAAAACAAAGTTTCTCCAACACATTGCTGAGAAGATGCCGCGGGCGCGGCGCTGGTGGCGGACGAAAAATAAAGATGGCGACGTATCGTGTCAAAACTGGATTTTTAAGCCGGCTGGCTGGCAAGCGGCGGACGGATTGCCGGAAATGGATGCCCTGGGCAATGAGGTTTTACGATTCCGCAGCGCTGGTTGGAGGTATCGCGGCGGTGAAGAAGTTTGACGATTGAGTCTGACATATGTATGATGTTTTCAAAACGCGTGCGGCAGAGTTGTCGGGCGCGTTTTGTAGTTTGGATTTTTGGTTGTGCCATAAATTTGTGCCATTGTGCCATGCTCTGTGCCATTTTTTAACCCGCCGCGATATTGATACGCTGATTGAGGAAGGCTTGGTGGAAGAGCGTTTTGAGCAAGGCGTCAGTAAATTTTATGCAAAAGAGGCCGTCTGAAAATGGAAAAGCAAGACAACATCACCCCGCCGCACTATCGAAGCCGCGCCGTGGAATGCATTGAATTTACCGAACGGCTGAATTTCTGCATGGGTAATGCGTTTAAGTATGTCTGGCGTCATCGGGAAAAGAACGGCGCGGAGGATTTGAAAAAGGCGCGATGGTATTTGCAGCGGCAGCTTGATTCTTGTGCCGTAATGCATCTGTTGGAACCCGAAGAATATGCGGAGTTAATGGACGGTCTGGAAAAATGCGAATTGGATGACCTGATGCAGCATGTACTGGAAGAAATTCTCTATCATGCATTTTTTGAATCTGAAGACAGTCTGCTTGCGGCAATGTGCGGTGTTTCCGAACTGTTGAAGGGATACGGCGATGAGCGGACATGACTATGCGGTAGAACTTGAAGAAGCGCGAGAGATTCTGAACAGCCTTCGAAAAGCCTACAAGGAACATGCGGCAGGCAGGGGCATGACCAAGCGGTACAAAATCAAAGACCGCGAAATGGAGTTTTCCAGCCTTGCCGATTTATTGAAGCAGATACGGTTCTGGCAGCAGGAAATCAAGCGGCTGGAAGCGGCGGCGGGTGTTTCCCCGCGCCGTTCAGGCCGTATCATCACGCGATTTTAGGATGAGCTATGGCAAAACAATCAAATGCCGCGCCGAAAAAGCGCGGTTTTTTTGCGCGTTTGTTCGGCAGGCGGGAAGCCGTCCCGAAAACAGCCCGCCGCAACTTTGCAGGGGCGCGTCCGGTCGGGTCGCTGGCTTCGTGGCAGCCGCAAAACTGGTCGGCGGACGCTTTGGCGCGGTCAGACCTTGACCGCCTGCGCGCCCGCGCCCGCAGCCTTGCACGCGACAACGACTACATGCGCAAGTTTTTGAATATGGTCGAAAGCAACGTTATCGGGCGCGACGGTTTTGCCCTGCAAATGCGTGTTTTGCTGGATAACGCCGACAAGCCCGATGCCTTGGCGAACAAGGCCATTGAAGCAGCGTTTTCCCGCTGGGCGCGGCGCGGCGTGTGCGACGTTACCGGCCAGATGTCTTTTACCGACCTGCAACGGCTGCTGATTCGCAGCGTGGCGCGGGACGGCGAAGTGCTGATTCGTCATATTTCAGGGTTTGACAATGATTACGGCTATGCGTTGCAGGTGCTGGATATTGACCGTTTGGATACGGGATACAACGTTCCGCAGCAAAACGGGCGTAACGCCGTGCGCATGGGTGTTGAGTTAAACAGCTATTCCCGTCCTGTAGCGTACTGGTTGCGGACGGCACATCCGGGCGAATCATACGGACAGACGAATACGGGCAATTTACGCGAACGGGTGCCGGCAGAGCAAATCAGCCATATTTTCCTGCATGACCGCCCAGAGCAGCGGCGCGGCTTTCCGTGGGTGGCTTCGGCCATCATCGGCCTGCAAAACCTGTCGGGCTATCAGGAAGCGGCCATTATCGCTGCCCGTGTCGGTGCATCGAAAATGGGCTTTTTCAAACAGACGGAAGACGCCGACAACTTCATGCCGCCGATTGACGGGCAAGAGGTCGATAACGGGCGCGGCAGCATCGATTTAATCGATTCGGTCGAGCCGGGTACGTTTCACGAACTGCCGCAGGGTTACGACTTTACGCCGTTTGATCCGGATTACCCGCACGCCAATTACGACGCATTCGTCAAAGCCAGCCTGCGCGGTATCGCCAGCGGTTTGAACGTGGCTTATCACAGCTTGGCGAACGACCTTGAGGGCGTGAACTTTTCCAGTATCCGCAGCGGGACGCTGGAGGAACGCGACACATGGATGACGTTGCAAAACTGGTTTGCCGACGCGTTCTTGTATGACGTATTCGATCGCTGGATTGAGGCGGCGTTGCTAATGGGCGCAATCAAGATGCCGTCCGGCAAATCGCTGCCTGCCGGCAAGCTGGACAAGTTCAAGGCCTGCAACTGGCAGGGGCGCCGCTGGTCGTGGGTTGACCCGCTGAAAGATATTAATGCGCATAAAGAGGCGGTGGCGCTGGCAGTCAAATCCCGCCGCGATATTTGCGCGGAAATGGGTTTGGATTTTGAAGATGTTATTACCCAAATCGAACAGGAAAACCAGATGTTGGCAGGAAAAGGAATCATTGCCGACGTAAAACCGGCCGCATCGGCGGCAGAACCGGAATCGGAGGATAACCCGAATGAAGAAAATGAAGCCTGATAAGGCGCAAATGCAGCAAATGAGCCGCTTTGCCGTATTTCAGCGCGAAAGTGTTGATGTTGAAAAACGGACGGTCGAAGTGGCGTTTTCCAGCGAAGAATCGGTACGCCGTTGGTTCGGTGATGAAGTATTAAGTCATGCGCAGGGTGCTGTTGACTTAAGCCGCCTGAACGACGGCGGCGCGGTGTTGTTCAATCATGACTGGGACGACCAAATCGGCATCATCGAACGTGCTTGGATTGATGCCGACAAGCGCGGCCGTGCCTTGGTACGTTTTGGCAACGGTACGAAGGCAACGGAAAAATTCCAAGACGTGCAAGACGGCATCCTACGCCATATCAGCGTCGGCTACCGAGTGGAGGATATGGTATTGGACAATCCCGATACTGACGATGAGGGCTACCGTTACATCGTTACCCGCTGGATGCCGTATGAAATCAGTTTTGTAACCGTTCCTGCAGACCCGACAGTAGGTGTAGGCAGGTCGGTGGAACCATTTATTGAAAACCCTGTAAACCCAACCCCTGAAAAAGGAAATCGAAACATGGATAAAAATCAAACGCCCACTACGGTGGAAACTTCCGCCGCTGCAATCCCTGCCGCCGCAGCAACCGATACCAACAACACCGCCGAACGCGGTATGCAGAACGAACGCGCGCGCGTTTCCGAACTGCTGGCCATTGGTCGCAGTTACGCCGCCCACGGCGGTATCGAAGCAGCCGAAAAGGTTATTAAAGAGGGCGGCAGTGAAGCACAATTACGCGCCGCCATCATGGCAAACATGCAGACGAAGCCGACCGTTACCGCCGGTGAAATCGGCATGACTGATAAAGAACAGCGTGAATTTTCCCTTCTCCGCGCCATGTCTGCCGCCGCAACCGGCAAATGGGACAAAGCGGGCTTGGAACGCGAAGTGTCGGAAGAGTTGGAAAAACGACATGGTCGCGCAGCGGCAGGCTTCTTTGTGCCGACTGATTTGATTGCCCGCGCTTACAGCAAAGGCAATGCGGCAAACGGCGGCAACGTCATCGAAAACGACTTCCGCGAAGACTTGTTCATCGAACTGCTGCGCAACCGACTTGCCGTTGCCCAGTTGGGCGCCACCGTACTGGACGGCTTGGTCGGCGACATCACTATTCCGAAACACCTGACCGGAAACACCGTTCAATGGGTGGATGAAAACGGCAGCGCGACCGAATCGAATGCCACTTTCGGACAAATGAGCCTGAAACCGAAAACCGTTACCGCCAATACTGAATTGAGCCGCAAATTCATTTTGCAATCCTCGCTGTCTGCCGAACAGTTCGCCCGCAGCGAATTATTGAAAGCGATGATGCTGGGTATCGATTTGGCGGCCATCAACGGCAAAGGTACCGGCAACGAACCGACCGGCATCCTGAATACCGCCGGCATCGGCGCGGTGGAAATCGGTGCGAACGGCGGTGCGCCCGAATGGAAGCATATCGTCGCTTTGGAAAGTGCCATTGCCGCCGCCAATGCCGACATCGGCGATTTGGCATACATCACCAATGCCCGCGTCCGCGGTCTGCTGAAAACCAAGCTGAAGGCCGACGGCGTGTCCGGCTACATCTGGCAGGACGGCGCAACGCCGTTGAACGGCTACCGTTGCGCGGTATCAAACCAAATTCCGTCCAACCTGACCAAAGGCACGGCGGCCAACAAATGCAGCCCGCTGATTTTTGGTAACTGGTCTGATTTGATGATTGCGCACTGGGGCGTTTTGGATGTGATTGTTGATCCGTACACCAAGTCTACTACGGGCGCGGTACGCATCACCACGTTGCAAGATGTGGATATTGCCGTCCGTCATGTCGAATCCTTTGCCGCCATTAAAGACATCGTGGCTGCTTGATTGTGAAACCCAAGGTCGTCTGAATTTCAGACGACCTTATTAATTGAGGTATTAAAAATGGCAAAAATCAAAATTATCCCGACCCGTAGTTTTTTCGATGGTGAACAGACGTTTGCCACAGGGAAAAAATATTCGGTGGACGAATCTGCGGTGGCTGTCTATATCCGCGAAGGTTGGGCGGCAGAAGCGCCTGCCAAAGAGGCCGAATCCCCTGTTGCCGATGGCGGCGAAGCTGAAGATAGCGGTAACGCATCCGGTGAGGGCGGCGAGGACGGCAGTGTTTAACGAGCCGCTGAACGTGTTTACCAATCCTGCCGATTTCGGTGAAACCGTGATGATTGGCGGTAAAGAGGTAAACGCGATATTTGACCGTGAATTTATAACGGATAGCGGGTTTGGCGTTGCCGTTGCCAATGCCGACCCGCAAATCATCGTTACTGAAGACGACCTGCCGGAAGACGTGAAGTCGGTGGTTGTTACCGTGCGTGGCAAACGTTATGCGGTGGCGGAAACCGATTTTGACGGCTGCGGAATGGTTGTTGTGCAATTGAGGGCGATACATGACAAGCCGACTTACTGAAATCCGCAATGCGGCGACAGATGTGCTGAAAACGAAGTTCCAGCGCGTGTATTCCGGGCGTGGTTTCGCGCCTGCGCAATCGCAGTTGCCGTGTGTTGTGGTGTACGTTGACCGTCGCCGAACAGAACAGGAAACGTTTGATTTTCCGCCTACCTACCGGCATACGGTGCGGCTGGTTACGCTGGTTTGCGTGCAGGCTGCTGCCGGTGCGGACGAACTGGCGGAAGAAATGCTGTCCTTGATTGGGCAGTTGTTTGCCGAACATTCCGATTTGGGTGTTGGTGATTTGGAAAATCTGGTGCCTGATTTGCTGAATATCGATTCCGACGAAAGCGGCGAGGCCGTTACCGTCTATTATCAGCAAGGATGGCAGGCAATTTATTTTGATACGGCAGTCTGATTTCAGATTGCCTTTAATTTGGAGTTAAAGTATGGCAGTGAAATTACCGAACGGTGCGACCGTTCACATTGCGACCGCTTTGGCGGCGGAGAAAAAAGCTACGGTGGCAACTAATGCTGCCGAATGCGTCCTGACGGTAACAGGACACGGGTTTGCCAACGGCGATTTGGTTTTGTTTAAAAGCGGCTGGGGAAAGTTGAATGAACGCATTTTCCAGATTGGCGATGTCAAAACCGATACATTCAAGCTGACCGGCATTGATACTTCCAATGCAGATGAGTTTCCGGCAGGCAGCGGTATTGGTGCTGTTCAGAAAATTACCGATTGGGTGCAAGTTTCGCAAATTGTAGAATTTTCGACCAGTGGCGGCGAGCAGCAATATGTGGATTTTGGTTTCCTGGAGGACGATTTTGACCAGCAAATCCCATCCACGAAATCAGCTATGTCAATGTCGATTAAGATCGCTGACGATACTTCGTTGTCCGGCTACAAGGCGGCTGCAAAATGCAGCGATAAAGGCGGCAAGTGGCCTTTGAAAGTGGTTTTGAAAGGTGGTGGGCTGATTTGCTATAACGGTTATCCCAGCATGAATAAAACCCCCGAATTGGTTCGTAACCAAGTAATGGCGGTAACGTTGTCCTACGCCATTTCCGGCGAAGTAAACCGTTATTGATTTTATCGGCATATCAAGGTTGTCCGAGTTACTCGGGCAACCTTATTTATTTGGAGTATTGAAATGGCAAAACTCACTTTGAAGCCTGATGCAACTTTCCGACATACCGTGAAAATCCCTGTTCCCGGTGCAGAACCTGCGGACGTCGAATTTGAATTTAAGGCGCGCGGCCGCAAGGCGATGAAAGAATTTACCGAAAAGCATAAAGACGGCTGGACGGCAGATACCGTCTTGGATTGTGTTCAAGGCTGGGATTTGGAAGAAACATTCAACCGGCAGAATGTCGAAATCCTGCTGGATAGCTATCCGATGGCGGTGTTTGCCGTCGTCAACGGCTATGTTGAGGAAGTCTTCAATGCCCGCGAGGGAAACTGATTGCCGCTGCGCGTGCGCTTTATGAAAAGCAGCCTGACGCGGCGGAATTGAATGTATTCGGATTTTCGGCGGACGATTTTTCAGAAGAGGAGACCACTTTTGGCGTATGGCCGTGCAACTGGCAGGCGGTGCAACTGTTTATTGCAGTATCGACGCAGTGGCGTATCGGAATGTCGGGTGCGACGGGGTTGGATTATTCCGCAGTCGCAGCAGTTATGGAATGCGGCAATATCAAGTCGAAGAAACGGAAAGCACTGTTGGAGAAAGTCCGCCTGATGGAGCTTGAAGTGTTGTCAATGTGGGCAGGCGAACATGAATAACGAAACCAAGATTTATATTACCGCCGAAACTGGCGGTGTCGTCAGCGGCGTAGAAAAGGCAAAACAATCCATCAAGTCTTTGGGGGATGTGGCATCTTCCCAGGGGCGGCGTATTTCTGACGGATTGGTACATAGTGGCGACGGCGCAGAGAAATCATCGACGGTAGTGTCGGCGGCATCGAAGCGGACGGAACGGTCTTTGGCTTCTCTGGAGAATGCCATCCGCCGCGATATAGCCGTTAAGATTGCAGGCGGTAAGGCAAACCGAGAGTATTACGAAGAGCTTGCGCGCCAGCGCGGTATCGATATTGCACGGCTTAATCCGCTACTGTCCCAATTGGACAGGCATAATACGCAGACCAATCGCGCTACGCAGTCTGTCAAGCAGTTCAATAACGCATTGCGGCAAACCCCGGCACAAATTACCGACATCGTTACCCAGCTTGCAGGCGGGCAAAGCCCGTTTCTGATCATGATTCAACAGGGTGGGCAGTTGCGTGATATGTATGGCGGCTTCGGTGGTATGCTTAAGGGACTGGCCACGGTCATTTCCCCTATGCGCCTTGCTGTCGCGGGGTTGGGCGGCGGCATTGCGGCATTGGGTTATGCGATGTATCAGGGTGCAGAGGAATCGCGCGAATACCGTAAAGCCTTGATACTTGCCGGAGATGCAGCAGGGATTACTGCAGACAGGATGCAGGAAATCGCTGTTTCGGTCTGGGCAGCGACGGGCGGCTATGCTGATGCGCGTGCTGCAATTACGGCCTTGGTCTCAAGCGGCAAGGTTGCAGCGGATAATTACGAACAGTTCGCCCGGAGTATTACCCTCCAGTCGCAGGCAACGGGGCAAAGTATTGACGATTTGGTTGAGAAATATACTGAAATCGCCAAAGACCCGCTGAAAGCTGTGGTATCCCTATCAGCCACCTACCGGACAATGACTGCCGATGTTTACCAGCAGGTCAAGGCTTTGCAGGCACAAGGTCGGGAACAGGACGCGGTTGCATTGGTGCAGCGGAAATTCTCCGAAGAGTCGGAGGATATGGCAAAACGCGTACTGGGTAATCTTGGGTTGATTGAGCGGGCGTGGAAGGATATTAAAGAAAGTGCGTCGGAGGCATGGGATGCTGTTAAATCCATAGGTAGGGACAAGACCAAGCTGGATGAAATTGCCGCGCTAGATTCGTTTATTTCCCAAATCGAAACCAGCAAGAAACATCCGGTTACACAATTGTTTTGGGGTGAAGAGGGTGAGCGTAAGCTGCAGGAAGCCTATGCGCGGCGTGCCCGGTTGCGTGCCGAAATCGACAAGGAGGCAGCCGCTGCTGAAACTTTGCGGCAGAAACAGAAGCAGAACCAAAATCGAACTGAAGGTATAGCCGAATTGGAGGCTGTTTCGGAACGTTATGCCACTCGAGAGCAGCAACGGCAGCGCGAACTGCTTAAAAACGACAAAGCACGGAAAAAGGCGTTGGACGGCATCACTGACGCGAAAAAGCGGCAAGAAATCATTAATAAGCACGCGGCAAATGCCAAGCTGATTAATGAAAGTTTTGCCGAGAAAAAACACGAACGACAGAAAGAAAAAACGGATAAAACAAGCTACCCCACTGTTTCGAACGGCTTGAGGATTAAACCGGGAGCCGAAGCGGGCGGCAAAGCGCTAGGCGGAACATATGCCTTCGCGCATGCCATGCAGCAGATGCTGGGAGACCGTCTGTTCCGTTTCGGCGCCTTCCGAGATCGATACCACATTGGGAAAAACAGCCTGCATAACAGTGGATTGGCATTTGATGCCACTCCTTCTCCCGGTATGGGGATGAAGCAGAAACAGGAAGTTGTCGCCCAAATGACCCGTTATCTTGAGTCGTTGGGGTTTAAAAACGGGCAGGATTTTAACCTTAAACTGGAACTTGCCGGACAGCGCAATAAAAACGGTACGGTAGCAACCGGCGACCACTGGCATTTCAACTGGCGTTCTCGAGAGGCGGCTGCGCGATTTGCCGGCGGTGTTGAGGGCCAGGTGAAAAATATGGCGCACCTCGGGTTGTTTAAGGGAGTGGAGAAAGAACCTCTTTCCGGCTACGAAAAATGGCACGAGGATTTTAACCGTCGGGCGGCGGAGGCGGGAGCGAAGCGGGTGCTGGAAATTTTAAACGGCAACCGCGCCATCGGCGAACAGTTGAAGTTGTTGTCCGACCCGACTTTCGGCGATTGGACGCTGAAGCAGCAGGCCGATGCCCGCGAGCTGGCGGAGAAGGCCGATGCGCAGGATAGTTTGACGGCCGCCTCCAAAAAATATTCCGACATAGTGAAGCAAATGACCGACGATTCGAAAGAAAAGTTGGATGACAGGCTGTTTGAAATTTCGCTTATCGGCAAAACCCGTGAAGAAATCGAGAAACTGACGCTGGCGAGACTGTGGGACAGACAGATAGCGAAAGCCCGTGAAGAAGGTGCGCCGTTGGAAAGTATCGATTTATTGGAGCGCGGCAAGGCGGAAGGGATGAGCAATCTTTCTCAAATGCAGAAGGCGCGTGCAGACAGCGACAATGATTGGCGCGGCGGTATCGAGTCCGGCTTGAAAAGCTACATCGATTCATTCGGAACGATGAGGCAGGCGATGGAAAATGCCACCGTACAAACCTTCGACAAAATGGGGGATGCGCTGGCAGACTTTGTTGCCACAGGCAAACTTGATTTTCGAAGCCTGACTGTTTCCATTTTGCAGGATTTGTCAAAAATGCTGATTAAAATGGCGATTGTCAATGCAATGAAGTCGGCGTTGGGTTATGCCGACGGCGGTATTGTCGGTGGAGGAAGTACGCAGTTCGACGCGTTGTTTTCCGGCGGCGGCTATACCGGCTACGGCGGGAAGTATGAGCCTGCCGGCATTGTTCACAAGGGCGAAGTCGTATTTTCCCAGCGGGACGTACGTAATCACGGCGGCGTTGCGGCTGTCGAGCGGCTGCGGTTGAATGGTTATGCCGGTGGCGGCGCAGTAGGACTGCCGTCCGTTTTGACCGGAGTCCGTTCGGCCGGGGCTGGAAGCATGCAGGTCAACATCACTATAAATCGGGACGGTAGCACCGAATCGGACAGCAGTGCCGATACGGAGATGGCGAAGCATCTTGCCGCTGCCATACCGGGCATGGTGGAACAGTGGTATGTCAAGAATGTGTACCGTGAAAACGGTACTTACCATAAATAGGTCCTTGGATTCGGATTTCAAGTGCAACACTAGTGTATTAGTGGTTGGAACAGATTCAAGAATAAAACACTTGGCGTTTCGTAGCCAAGTGTTTTTCTTGGTCGGTGGTTCAACTCATCTTGAACCCTGCGTATCTCCCGATCACTGATGTTACGGAAATCGGTTTGTTTGGGGAAGTATTGCCGGATGAGTCCGTTGGTGTTCTCATTCAGCCCTTTCTCCCAAGAATGGTAAGGGCGACAAAAATAAGTCTCCGCTTTCAATGCTTTGGTTATTTTGGTGTGTTGGTAGAACTCTTTGCCGTTATCCATGGTAATGGTGTGCACCCTGTCTTTATGTGCCTTTAATGCCCTAACAGCTGCCCGGGCAGTGTCTTCGGCTTTGAGGCTATCCAATTTGCAGATGATGGTGTAGCGGGTAACGCGTTCGACCAAGGTCAATAATGCGCTTTTCTGTCCTTCGCCGACAATGGTGTCGGCTTCCCAATCGCCGATACGGGATTTCTGGTCGACGATAGCGGGTCGGTTTTCTATGCCGACACGGTTGGGGACTTTGCCTCTGGTCCATGTGCTGCCGTAGCGTTTGCGGTAGGGTTTGCTGCATATTCTGAGATGTTGCCACAACGTGCTGCCGTTGCTTTTGTCTTGGCGAAGGTAGCGGTAAATGGTGCTGTGGTGGAGCGTGATCTGGTG